ACATCATTCATTGAAAGGCCCGTTAGGATTTTAAGCTCCAGGCGTTCAACTGTTTCTGGTGATAGTGAGATAGAAGTGTTTCAGTTTTCAAGAGAGAACTACTTTAACCAGCCAAACAAGGTAGCAACAGGAACGGTGGTTAACTATTACTACTCTCCACAGTTAAACTTAGGCAGGTACTACGTGTGGCCGACTGCTTCAAATGCTGATGACTTCATTCGGTTTACTTACGAGCGAACCCTTGAGGATTTCGTTGCTAATTCAAACAACCCAGACTTCCCGATTGAGTGGGCCGAACCCATTATATGGAATCTATCTGCTAGAATTGGAGTTGATTACAACATACCACTAGCAAAGCTAAATGTTATACAAACAAACGCCAATTCATTCTTGGATGCTATATTAGGATTCGATGAAGAGCCTAGTTCCTTAAACATTCAGCCGGAGTTTAATTAAATGGCTCTCGTTGAAATACCTATTTCCACCGGATTCTATGAAGATTCGTCCAGGCCTATTGCAGCGCAAACCTGTATTAATTGGATTCCGGTAGTTCCTGAGACAAATGCTCTATCTATTTCTCAGCTAAAAGGTACGCCAGGAATAAACCTATTTGCCATGAATGGAACGTTTAGCAATCGCGGCGCTCATGTTATGGATTCGGTGTCGTTCTTTGTTAACGGGACAAGCCTGTTTAGAGTTAATGCTGACGGCTCATCAGATGATCTTGGATCAATTACCGGTGTTGGTCGTGTATCAATGGCTGATAATGGCACTCAGCTTTGTATCGTGGTGCCTGGCACTACTGGTTACATCTTTACGAAAGACCCAGACACACTAACTATTATCACTGATCCGAATTTCTTTTCACTTGGTCCATCTGATCAGGTTGAATACAAAGACAGTTTCTTTATCCATATCGCTAAAAAATTGTTCTTTAAGTCTGCATTAAATGACGGCCTTGTTTATGACGCGTTAGACTTTGGAACAGCAGAAGCAGATCCAGATAACAACTCTGCAATTCATGTAAACCGTAACGTGTTATATATCGCTGGTAACGAGACTATCGAACCCTTTCAAAACGTTGGCGGCTCTGGATTTCCTTACCAACGGATATCCGGTGGATTAATACAGAAAGGCGTGAAGGCTAAATTCAGTGTTGTAGACTTTGATAACTCGTTTGTATTTCTTGGCGGTGGTGTTAATGAACAACCAGCTATCTGGAGATTTACCGGGTCGTCAGCAGTTAAGCTATCAACCCAGGCTATTGATAATATCATTGGCAAAGAAACAGACGCTCAACTAGAGGCTGTATTTGCAACAACCTATGCCATAGACGGGAGTTATTTTGTTAACTTTCACTTCTCAGACTCCACATTTACTTATGACGCAACAGCATCTTCAAGACTTGGTAAACCTGTATGGCATGAAAGACAGTCACGGAATGATCAAGGAGAGCAAACCAAATGGCGAGTATCTTCAATTGTCACAGCTTATGGTAAAACATTAGTCGGTGATTCACTTGGTCCTAAGATTGGCGAAATAAGCACAGATGCTTTTACTGAATACGGAACATTGATTGATAGAGATGTGTCAACCGGACCTTTACAGGCTGATGGGCAGACCTTCTTTATCAACCAGCTTGAGGTAATGACTGAATCAGGAGTCGGTAACACGACTGACCCTGGAGCTGATCCACAGATTACTATGTCTATGTCCATCAATGGTGGTCAGACATTTGGCAACGAGTTGAGCCGGTCGTTAGGTAAGGTCGGCGAGTATAATCAAAGGCAGATATGGGACAGACTTGGAAGAGTACCTAGATTTGCTATGTTCAGATTCTCGGTTAGTGCTGAAGTAAGACCTGTTATTATTAAACTGGTCGCTGATATAGAAGCGGGGTCGCAGTAATGGCTCTGAATGATCCTATAATAGCGGTAGAGCGAATCACAGCTATTGTTAAGCTAGACACCAATGATGACCCCTTAATGACTCTTAGAATGGCTGAGTTTATTGAAGAACTAACCCGTCAAGTTAATCACAATACCATGGCTAGCGGAACAGGAAGCCCAGAGGGAGTATTGTCTGCTGAACCTTTAAAAAGATATTTCGATACAGCAGCGGCAGCAGGTAGTAACTTCTATATTAAGAAGACAGGGAGTGATGAAAACGGATGGCAGTTAGTTTAGTTCCTTGTGATGATATGGCTATTGTAAAACAGATAGTCACCATTCCTGATATATGGGAACGGATTTCAGACGGGGTAGATTCTGATAATTACTACCCATCAACGGATTCGACTAACCAATGGCTGCTAGTTGTTGAGAATAATAACGCGATAGGTATTATTTATTTACACTGTGATACATCCTGCTCACTAGGATTTCACCCGTATATGATGAAAGCTCACAGGAAACATGGAAGAGATATGATAAAAGTATTCTTTAAATGGTTTTTGGATAACATCCCAGATCAATATGTTAAAATCAATGTTGTTATTCCCGAATGCTTTAAAAGCGCGGTAAACTTTGCTACACATAACGGGTTTGTCGAAGAAGGCGTTTGTCGGGAAAGTTATACAAAAGATGGCAAAGTATTTAATCGAATTATGTTAGGAATCACACGAAAAGAGGTTATAAAATGGGCGGCATAGTTTCAGGACTTTTTGGCGGTGGCAGTTCAGCTAAGAAAGCGGCGCAAGTTCAGGCTGGCGCGACAGAGTCTGGTATTGCTGAGCAACGCAGACAATTTGACATAACTCAAAGAAACCTAGACCCTTTCTTACAGGCGGGTACGGGTGCGCTACAAACTCAACAGGCTTTACTTGGTCAGTTGGGTCCCGAAGCAGCAGCGGCAGCTATGGCACAATTCCAAGAAGCTCCTGGTCAACAGTTTGCACAAGACTTGGCACAGAAAAACCTGCTTCAGAATGCTTCTGCAATTGGAGGCATAGGCGGTTCTAATGTTCGCACAGCTTTAGTTAAACAAGGTGTAGGCTTTGCTAACCAACAGTTTGGGGACTTCCAAAACAGACTAGGTGCATTGTCAGGAACAGGCCAAACAACAGCAACAAGCCTAGGACAGCTAGGAAGTCAGACAGCAGGTAATATTTCTGGACTACTTCAAGCAGGTGGACAAGCTCAAGCATCTGGAATATTAGGCGCACAACAGGCTAATCAACAGATGGCTGGTAACGTGTTACAGATTGCTGGATTATTCTCTGACGTAATGCTTAAAAAGAATATTGTTAAGGTTGGTCAATTGCCTAGCGGGCTTAATTGGTACGATTGGGAGTGGACAGAGGAAGGTATGAAACTTTCCCATGATCAAGCAACAAGCGGCGTTCTCGCACAAGAAGCAAAAGAAATATTCCCTGATGCTGTAGCAGAAGATGCAAACGGTTATTTACGAGTTGATTATAAGAGGTTGCACTAATGCCATTAGTAGACGCAAGAGGCTTTCAGCTATCCCCAAACATCGGTCAATCATTTGGCCAAGGCGTAGCGATCAAGGGGGAGCTACAACGGCAGCAGTTATTGCAGCAACAATCATTAGCTGATCAGCAAGCAGCTCAGGCTGCACTAGATAAAGAGGCAAGGCTTCAGGGTATTTTTGCTCGACTAGGAGCGCCACAACAGCAACAAGTACCACAACAAGCTCTTGGTGGACAAGCACAGCCATTGCCACAGTTAGGTCAGCAACCAGCCCAATTAGGCGCACAAGCTACAGGCGCTCAACCAGCACAGCTAGGCGCACAACAAGCTCCACAGATTCCCTTTGGCAGAGCTAAAGCAATGGCTGATTTAGCTATACAGTTTCCTGAAAAGTTTGAGCAGATCAGTAAAAACCTTGGTTTGATTACCCAGAACCAGAAAGATTCTGCTGCTAATTTCGCCTTTAAGTTGCGCAATACTCCCGTTGACCAACGTCCTGCAATGATTGACCAGCGTGAAGCTGAGATAAGAGCTATGGGCGGAGATCCAACGCACACAATAAGCCTTAGAGGTATGCCTGAAGAAGCACAGAACCAAGCCTTAGAGATTGTAGAGATGGCAGCGCTAAGCGGTATTCAGCGCCAAGAGGTAGCAGAAGGTACTCGTGCATTTGGACTAGATAAACAGAAGTTCGGCTTAGATCAGGCTAATGTGTTTAGTCAGATACGGGAAAGGGACGCGCCTAAAATCCCCAAGAAAACAACTATCGAGAAAAATCTTAATTTAGCTGGATTTGAGACTGGAACAGAAGCATTTGAAAAAGAAGTGCTTAAATTTATACAGAAGCCTGTAGGTGTTACAGTTAATACTGGCGATACTAAAACTTTATCAAAGGCATCAGAGGGTCAGCTTGCCTCTGCTGGATTCGCTAACAGAGTGGCAAACGCTAACTCTGACATAGAAAATCTAGAGGATTCAGGATACGACCCTACTAATTTAATCGCAAAAATTGGAGCTACTATTCCAGGTGGAAACTTTGTTTTATCCGAGGATGATCAGCTATACCAAGCAGCAAAAGAGGATTTAATAACTGCTGTATTGAGAGACGAGTCCGGTGCAACAATTGGCACAGAGGAGTTTATCAAGGAAGAGAAAAAATTATTTCCTCAGCCTGGTGACGGACCCAAAACAATAGCAGCAAAAAGAATAAGACGCCAAAGAACATTAGAGAATCTAGTCAATCAGTCGAAGGGGGTTTATAGCATTCAATACCAGACTCCAGCAGAGGCGAGAAAGGAAGCCCCAGACAACATAGGAACAGCCACTGTTACTCCTGTTGAAGGTGGTAAATACCAAATGAGGATTATTAAATAATGCCAACATTTGAATTTACAGACCCCGATACAGGGAGAGTTATAGAATTGACGGGTGATACGCCTCCATCAGATCAGGCGCTAGCTAGGATATTCTCTAATCTAGGACCCGCCAAAGCTGTAACTGAGGGCAAGTTTAACGAAGGTCAGCAAGGCGTATCAAGGGATGAGCTTATAAGGATGCAAAAAACCCTAGTAACTCCGGCAGAGGGTACGGCTTTGGGATCATTCTTTGCAGGGGCAAGACGCGGTGCTGAGACTATAGGCCAAGGCATATTACAACGAGGTGCTCAGGTAGCGGAATTATTCGGGGCTGATACAAAAGGATTCCAGGAGAACCTAAAACTATCCGGCGAGATAAGCCAGCAGCGATTAAAAGAAACCAGCAAGCAGCGACCATTGACTACCGGCGCGGGTGAAATAGCGGGAACAATTGCAGCATTTCCAGCAGCCCCGGCAAGAATTCCAGGGGCAATAGCAGCAGGGGCAACATTTGGTGCTATACAGCCAACAGATAAGCCTAGCGATATAGGGTTAAATATATTACAAGATGCTGCCATAGGTGGTTTAGGGGCGTTTGCTGCTCCATTTTTACAGAAAGGATTTAACAAGTCTCAGGCTATGTTTTCAGCAATCATTAAAAAGGCAACTGGTGCAGATCCACGGCCAGAAATGTTTTTGCCAAGCGGTGATTTAAGCGACATAGGGAAAATCTCAATAGAAAAGCTAGGAATAAGTGAGGATGATTTCTCTCGTATATTTAGCCAGCTTGATGAAAAGCTTGATCCTATCGCAGCAACCAGAATATCGAGAGCAGAAGAACAAGGCATTCCACTGACAACAGCCCAAGCAACACAGGACTTTGCACAACAAGAGGCAGAGCAGACTTTAAGGTCTAGTATTA